GTCCCAGTGAAGGTCGCTTATCAGCAGAAATTCAGCGGTCTTGCCATCGACTTCAATCAGGTGTATGTTCGGCTGAATCTGCTTGACTTGGTGTAGCATTTAGGGTTTTTAGTAGTTTGGCTTCAAGAACTTCCGCAATCTTGACTCCACTGAATCCCACAAGGAACGCCAAGCCGTACTGGATGTTGGGTGCGTCAATTTTCAGAAAGCCGATCAGCACAGGCGCGAGGTATGTCGCGCACAATGAACCGCTGAACACGCTGACCAGTTGCAGCTTCCAGTTTTTTTGCTTCGGAAGCAGTAAAAGCGAACCGAGGAAGCCTGCAATGGTTAGGCCGACGTTGATGCCGATGCTATTTAGAAACTCTCTCATTGTAGTCTTTTGTGTAAGTTTCGTCCCAGCCAAGAAAAGTGTGTACGCCCACGGGTGGCGGCCACGTTTCGTATTGCTCCCAATCTGCATCGGGTTCGTTTGTCCACAGCAAGTCCACGCAGTAGGTGTTGTCAATTTCACCCAGTTCAACGCAGGTCGCGTCGGGTTGGGATAGTTCGAAGAAAGCCTCGAACTCGGCTTGGGTTGGAAAAGCGTATTTGCGGAAGGTAGCCATTACGTTAGTCGGGTGATGTTGGCGAGTTGGTCATTCGTGAGCCTTGTGGTGTAGATAGCGGCGGCGCGGAGGCGGTTGTTTAAGAAAAGGTCGTATGCACCAGCTTGCTCTCGTGTGCCAAGGTGAACTTTTGTTGCTCCAAGACTGCCAAACGATGCACTTACGGTGGTTGTGTTAATAATTGTTCCGTTTAATGCGGTAATTACCCCACTTGCATCACTGCTATATCCAACCGCTATTTTATTAATTCCGCTCGATAATGTCGGTGATGATATTGTATTATCAAGCCTTGAATTTCCCGACGCATCTCTAATTTGTATTCGTAATTGATTTGACGCAGTTGTTTCTATTCTAACAGCACCGCTTGTATAAGCAGTTGTCTGTATGTTTATTAGCGATGCAATCAACCCCAAATTCCTCACATCAACCTCCGCATAAATCGTCCCCTCCGTCTGCCCGATATACCCACTCACGCCCGACACGGAGCAAACATCCGCGGCGCGTGTTGCGGATGCGGTTGTCGTTGGGATGTAGGTGGTGGCGATTGAGCCTGTTTCAAGTTGTGCGCCCCAAATGTATGCAGTTAAGTTGAGCGCGCCCGATGCGGGAAAAGACACATCCCCGTTGCCTTCTGCCATACTAAATATAAGGTTACCACTCAAATCGCCTGATGCAATAGTGTATGGTGCTGAAATCAATCGATACCATCCGTTGCCGTAATCTTGAATGCTTGCACCTGCTGTTAATGCCGTGCCGCTGGCAAGGCTGAAATAGGAAATAGCCGTACCACTTCCCCCTGTATATAAGGCAAATTGTAATGCGCAAAAATTCAAAGGATTAGTTGCGCCTGCCTTTACAAATAAACTAAACGTATGCTGTCCTGACGCAGTTACTGTCACTCCTCCGCCACTATAATAAGCATACTGACTCGAACCAGATGCCGCACCACCAACGTACTTGGTTATGCTTCCGCTTGTTCCGTCGGGTGCAAGAAAGTCAGTGCTGCCTGTTGTAATGGTCATTCCACCTGATGCCGCAGGTGTATCTTGTGCCGTCATCTGATTTACCCAACGAGCGAAGTTTGTCCCAGCAGCCTCCACCAACAGCGCAGGACACGACTGCCCAAGCCAGTCAATACGAGGCACGCCCGAAGCGACCGATTCAATCAAGCCACTCGCATTCACCCGCGTGGCGGTGGTCGCTCGCGTGAAGGTGAAGTCAGGCGGTGCGCCATCTCTCGCCACTCCAAGCATATCAACGCTCACAAATCCACTTGCCGTTCGGATGACAGGCGTAGCAACACTACCCTTCTCCAACTGCGGAGATGCTATGCGGATAGTGTAGTTCAACACCTGACCGCTTGCTATGGCGTGTCCATAGCGCGTTCTAATTCTATCAGCACCGCCTGTGCCTACAAGCGTTCTCGTAAGACTATACCTTGTAAGATTTGATGTAATCGCCGATAAATCTAATGAAGTACCAGCCACAAATGTGGTTCCTGAAACCTCTTGAATTTGATAGTTAGGACTAACTCCCGAAACCGAACCTGACAATAAAGACATATAGAAACTGGCCGTGTACGTCATCCCTGAGGCAAATAACAAATTACCGCTGACAGTTGAAGTCACAGGTTCAGGCCGCAAATTAAAATTACCCGAAGCCAATGCCGTGCCGCTCACCGTTACGTCAATGTAGTCCACCAACGTGCCATCAGCCGCAGTCGTCTGACCGCTCGCAGAATAGCCAATACTAATACCAGAAGGTGGGGCAACAACACTCCAAGTTGTAGGTGCTACCGAACCAGTCGCACCTACCATCGTGTTGTTTTGGATGAAGTTGGTGCGGGTGTCAGGAAGTTGGTTTAGAACAACGCCATTGCGCGTAAGTTGCGGCACAACCAAAATAGAAGGTTGAACGACCGTGCGCTGTTGCACTTCCAATGCACGCGCATCCAAGCAATTGCCCGCCGCTTCCTTTGTCGCGCCATCAGCAGTCGCGCGAATGGTAGCGTCAGCAGTGTTCTGCGCCAGCACACCCGTGCGCCTTAATGCCTCAAAAGGCAAAGCAAAGCCGTGCGCTAATGCCATCAGGAATACGCAAATACGTTGCCGCCTGATACCGTGACCGCGGCTAATTTCAAGCCGTTACGCGCCCGCACAATCATCCCTGTCATCACCGTAATGCCACTCAATCCCAAGTAGGTCAGCGCGTTGTTGCCTTCGCTATCGGTCAGCGTGGTGAAACTCGTGGATGCATTCACCACAAGAAATTCAAACGCCTGACCTGTGACTGCGCCTGTGACTACGGTTATCGCGCCGTAGCCACCCAGCATCGCGTCTAATTGTTGCCCAATGTTCATATCGCTATTTTTAGTTAAATACCACTCAATCGGGAACTTCGCAAGAATTGTGCGGATATTCAAAGTCAAAGTTTGCCGTTGCCTGCCACCCAGCGACCTTGTCATCCCTCGCCTCCACAAATCGCGTTGCACTAACCGCATCCTGCAACGTGTAATCCTTCGCAGGGTCATTCGTGAACTTGCTGATGAAGTCGCGCATTATATATAAGGTGTCGTTCAGCACCTCATCCTCATTGTCAGTCCACCGCGCCACTACGCTACCTGTGACCGCCGTAGATAGGTTGCGGCTATCCTCAACCCTGTCCATTATCAGCACGCTAACGCCAAGCGTAAGCGCACCAACGCCTACGGTCATCGATTGCAGGTCAGCAAACAGCAAAGGGTAAACAACCCTATCCCTGTCGGTTGTCCGTAGGTTTATCGTGTTGTCCGTTCCTATCGACAGCGGGTCGCCGAATCCCACGCTGTTGATTTGTGGATGTGCCGCCGCAAAGGTCAGCAGGTCGTTCTTTAATTGCACCCAACTCATAGTACTGCTTTAACTTGTTAATATTTTTCGCGTGTGCCATTAAAATGGGTAAAAGCGTTTTTCAGGATAATCCAATGGGTCACGAAAGCGGCCACGCCTTCCCAATGCCATCCCTGTTTCGTACGAACTGCCATTCGGGTAAATCGTGTCGATAGCCGTTGGTGGGTTGTCAAATAGCGGATAACTGGCGTGGTTCTCTTGCAAGTAGCGGGTAATGCGCTCCGTGTACCACTCCGCATCGTTCTTCACCTTGTCCATCAGTTTGAACACCTCATCCACGCTCATCGGGTTGCTTTCAGTGCTGGTCCTGCGGTCCATCCCTTTGTTCATATACTTGAACGACAGCACCATCGGAAGTTCAAAGTACATCCATTGCACGATTGCAGGTTGGATGTAGTCCTCCAATAGCGTCGTGTTATTTGCTGAAACCGTGCCGCTGACCACTTGCGTCTGCACTTCTTTGTACAACGCACTGCCAAGCGCGGGTTGGATGTGCATATCCTGAACCTTGACCAACGTGGGCCTGATTTGGGTGTACGCTACATTCTCGTTGATGACGCTGTTTTCCAGCAGGTATTCTTCACTCACAAATAAGGCGATGCTCATTACACTACACGTTTAACTGTTGTTCCTTTTTTTACTACCAATTGCTGAACCCACATATGTCTGCAACTTGGCCTGTGGTTGCCATTTGGAAGGGTAAACCATCCGCCTCGGCGTTCCCAAACGTTCCAGCCAACCAACTGCCCGATGTCGTTTATATCGCTCCTTGTGTACAACTTTGTCGCGCTCAAATCCAGCATTGTTTGGCAGAACTTGCGGCTTTTGTCGTATCCTTCCGCTTTGCTCAACCCCGCATATTCAGGTCGCCAGTCGTAGCGATAGCGCACCTCCACCACTTCCTCCTCAACTGGCGTTTCTTTCGTTGCGATGTCAATATCGCGGCTAATCGGGAAGCGGTTCTTTTCAAGCAGGTAAGCAATGCGCTTGCGAATCTTCGCAGGGCTGACCTTCAACGCCTCGGCTATTTCTTTGACCGTTGCCAGCCTGTTCTTCTTGCGATAGGCCATTATCCGCTTGTCCAACTTCTCCTCCTCCTCATCGACCGCAAAGGTTTCAGGGTCGCCTTCCAATGCCAACTCCCATTGGTCCACCACGTCAAAGGCTTCCGCGTCATCGCCGTACTGCGCACCAATCGCCGCCAACATCCGCATCTCTGCATCTTCGCCCTGTGCGCTGAACTCGGCCTGTCTATCAGTCAGGAAGTCGTTAATCTGCTCGGCGGTCAAGCCAAAGCCACTGCCTAACATCGTGCGTGCCTGCGCCTCGCTAATCTTGCCTGACTGGAAGTTGCGCACAATCCGCATCAGGTGCTGAAATTGTCGCCCTGTCATCGTGCGCAGTGCCTCGTTCACTGGCTCTGCCGCCAATGCCTCCGCAGCAGGTGCGCCTTCGGGTTGCGCCTGTTCTTCTTCAATCGGTTCAAGTCCTGCCTTCTCTCGCAGTTCGTTGCGCGTCATTATCTGGGTCAGCACCTGTTCGCTCAACTGCTCCGTGACTGGGTCGGTAGGGCATAGGTACAAACCCTCGATGTCGTTGAAGCCTGCGATGTAGTTAATCATCCTTTCCACAATCATCACCCGCGCGTTGATGTAGGTGTTTTTGAACAACTCATACGCCTCAATCAACTCCTTCCTGCCACCCAACTGCCCTTCGGTTTTAACGCCAAACAGCATCGGGTTGGTGACGTTGTGTGCGACAAATATCTCCTCTTGAATTTGCTTGTTCAGTAGGTCAAACTGCTTGTCAAGGTCGCTCGGCGTTAGCGATTGGATGCTTGGCGCGCTTTCCTTGCCGCTACTAAACGTAAGCACGAATCTACCTGCGTTCCCTGCCCCGCTGAACTTGCGGCGCATCATCCGCTCAATCTCATCCTTTTCTTCTTCGGTCGGGATGCCATCAGCGAAGTTAATCAGCTGACCGCCCCAAAACTGGTTGCGGATGTTGTTGATGTGAAACCGCGCTATCTCTGCGTCGCACTCAATGTACGCGAGCGCACCTTGATAGTTCGGAAGCGGGTAATGCTGAACGCCTGCCGAATAATGGCGATAGTAAAACATCTGCTTGCCAACGCGATTCTTCTCGTCAAACTTCGGCATCTTCTCCACCTCGTTGCCTTTCGGGAACTGCTGAATCATACGCGCATCGTACCAATCGGCAATCAGGAACATCTCATCATCAAGCGACACCCGCACCTTTTGAAATGGCACGTGTTCAACAAAGGCGATGCCACCGCCACGATTCCACGTGACTGCAAGCGCG